TTGGGTTTGACCATTACTTGGAGTGATAATTGGGTAGATAAAAATCCTGGAAAAGAAAAACAGCAAGTGATAGATATGGGTCACTTGCTGCTTGAAGGAATGTTTGATTGATTACATTACGCCACCAATGCGTTTGATACACATATAACTGGCATTATTAACAGTCCATCCCCCTGTGTTGTCATCAATATAGCCATTAAGACGTACAGTTTGTCCGGCTTTTAGGTTTTTAATTACTGAACCTTGCATTTGTGATTTTTTTGCAGTATTTGCTGCAGATTCTTCAGTAAACCATAAATAGTCATCAGTAACCCCATCGATATTTAGGTGTAATCGACTGGCGCTATTTGTTCCCATATTTATTGATCCACCATAAACCCAAGCAGTTATTTCATATATTCCATTTACAGGTATAGTGTAGGTATCTGTACCATCCCAGGCTCCATGTGTATCAATCTCAACAGCACCTGCAAACTCAATAAATCCACCAGCAGTAGTATCTGGTCCTGATTGTGATCCAGCTGCATTGGCCTTAAAGGCAACCACTTCACTCGCCGCAATTTGAGCTGGACCAGATATACGTTCTACTTCAAACCAGCTCGTATCAGCGTTACCCACAACGGCCTTATTACTACCTGAGGTTTGGTATGCTACAATTTGTACTGTGTCACCTACATTTAAATCCAAGACTCTTGATAAAACTATAACTGGTGTATACGTACCTGTACTTGGAGCATTAAAGGTTTGTTGCGCTACTGGAGAGTTATTAACATAAATATATGTGTATGCTAAATCCCCTGCTGACCAAGCACTCGCGGCCTGTATTCCTATTTGTGCATTAACGCTATATTTACCAGCTACAGGAACAGTATATATAGATCCATCAGCGGAAGTTGATCCGGAACCGGCATTTACCATCCCACCATGAGTATCAAATACCGTAGTATTAAATCCAATTCGCCCAACGGTTGATCCAGATGTTAAGGTGATTCCAAGAATATCTGCACTTTGTGCTGCAACAACTCGTGTATCCGCATCTGAAGAAACAAGTGTGTTTGAGCTCCAGCCAGCGATTGGGACTTTAAATTCAGCACCTAATCTTATAATTGTAGTGTTTAAATCAAGACGAGTAGATGATACATTCTCAACAGCAGCAGTATCATTTCCCAATTTTAAAATAACATAATCTGTATCCACATCTGGTTGCACACTTGCTGTTCCAGTAAAAGCCTTAGAGGTACTACTAGAATATCCATAGGCAGCACCTACAGTAACTTGGCCACTAGGATCATTTGCTATTTTATTAGAATCTATTTGCCACCCATTGGGTAGGACAAATTCATAATTACCAGAACCAGCAGAGCCAGCAGAGCTTTGTTCATAGGCAAAATTAACTTCTAAACTATCTCCTACTCTTCTATAGTAAAATTTATCCTCTACAACAGTACCCTTAGTGGGATTTGATGTTGAGCCACGTATAGTGACAGTTCCACCATAGGTCCAATCACTCATCGCAGGACCAAAACTTTTAGTTTGGGGACCAACAAATACATTATCGATGTTCATTGTCCAGTCATCGGTATTATCACCTGAGATATGGAGAATCAGTCTATAATTTGTAGATGTTGCTTTTGTTTGAAATACACCATAGAACTTACCACTTCCATCTAATGTATATGGAGCAAGTTGAATAAGCTCAGATTCATTAACATTATAAACCCAAACAGTAACGTCACTGGGATCAGAAGGGTCACCATTTGTACCATATAGGAAATCAGCTGAGACTGAATAGTCAAAACTTACTGCAAGCATAGTTGCTTTATCAGCAGAATCGATAGTGAAATCATAACTCCAACCTTCACCTTGTCGATCAGCAGCATCTTTAGATAGAAGGGCATCATATGTTCCACGAAGCGGTGTCGTTAAGTTAGACGTGATAGTAACATTAGCAGAAGCTACACTTGTTCCATCTTCTGGATCGATTTGTGCAGTATCTACATATGTTTCCCAACCAGTAACACTGGCATCTTCAAAATCATAATTATCAATATAATTGATTCCAAGTCCGCCGCTTCCACCAGTACCAGCATCAACCTGATCCTTCAGGGGTCTTAATGGGATATTCTGCTTAACCATTGTTTAATCCTTATTTAAGTTCGTGTATTCTCATACTTCGATTTCCACCACCAGTCTTACCAGAACCACTAGTATATCCATGAATTTGTATTGTATGCTCACCAGGCGATACGTTAACTAGCCATGATTTAGAAGTGTATATCCATAGTGTATCAGATACAGAATTTATTTCCGTATCTTGTTCTACACCATCAATATACAAATACATTGCAGCAGTACCATATAATCTATCTGTATACTCAATCCACAATTTGCCACTAGTGGTGTAAATAGTAGTCATCATATCTTCGAGTGGAGCTTTTGCACCTAAAGTAATATCTCCCGATACAACAAATTTATTTTTTGAAGTTCCATTAGGATCTAAATATTCTTGTGGCAATGGCCTTGTATCTAAAACCCCTTGACTTCCAACTAATAGTGTATTTTGGACAACATGTGGGCCATTATTTTTATGAGTATGAATTGGAGTAATAATATCAAGAGCCATGGGGATATATGTACTACCTGCTGCATATTCTATTTCAACTGTATATAGTCCAAGAGGCATATCGTAAACATAAATACCACCACCTGGATCCATCGAGGCTGTCCCTACATATACCCCTGTAGAAGCTGTAAATGTCGCATTAGTACTTCCATAAAATCCAGTTGTATAACTAGATAAATTTGAAGAACCATTGATAGTAAAATTCAATGTTGTATTGGCGTTATCATCCAACCGATGTTCGAAACCAGTACCAAAGAAAGTATAAGATACAGTTTGATTACTAGCTGTTGTGGCATATGTGGATCCACCGCAAATATAAGTTGGTGTAATTGTCGCTGATTGCCAAGTTCCAGTATAAATATGTTCTCTTAGTTGACACTTACGCAAAACTCCAGTAGCAATAGTTTCTAAACCTGCGGTATCATTTGTAACAAAGTCAGCCATCACATTATAATCACCTAATTCTATAGTATTAGCTGGCAATGTGGGCTTTTTAGGTCCATATATAATAAATTTATTCCAAATCACATCAACACCGGTTGAGCCTGTTTGTATAACCTTTACAGTATGTGTACCATATGGAAGATTGGAAGCAATTTGAAGATTTTTAATAGCAGTAGTTCCAAATACTGCATCATTAGTTGCTATATTGGTGCCATTAATCGCAATTGTGAAAGTTTCTGTACTAACAGCTCCGTTATTGCCACCGCCATATATATCGAGACCAGTTCCAACAAAAGTAAAAGTGAAAGTATCACCTGTTGCAACCAACCGAAGCCCTTCTCCACTGGCACCCGTAAGATTATATACATCATCCCCAACTAATGTAGTTGTACCATCGTCTAAAGTAAATGCCACGTCAGAGCTAGAGGTTACTAAACTAAAATCATCACTCCTAGAGGCACCAAACTCGCGCCAATAATAAGTTCTAATAACCTCTTCATTGGAATGATCTACATTAGCTAAAGTAGTAGAGGCTGTTCCCACTTCGGTATATGTTTGGGCAGCTATACCATTTTGTGGTAAATATGTAATTACTCTACCACCATTAGAACCAGTGAGCGGATTATAAGCCAATGATTGCGTAGAAGCAGTGGTTACTAGCTTACCATCAATTACAGCCGAACCAGCAGGGATGTCGATCGTGGAAGATTCATTAAGAATTTCAAAGCCAGAAAATTCCGTATCAAAATCTGTAGTTTTTGTTAATATAGCAGTATGCCATCCTGCACTTAACCCACTGACAATATTTACAACATGGTGTGGAGAATAATTTCTATTTATTAACACATTAGACAATGATGATAAATCAACAGCAGGTTGAGATATTCCGTCTACTGTAACATTAAAACCACGGTTATCAGATGTTACATAAGATATAAGAGCATTTAAGCCTGTGCCCCAAAAAACTATTTCTACAAAATCGCCTGTAGTAGAAATATTTATTAATTGTCCACGTGCAACATTATATGATGTTACTGTACCAACAAATCTAATCTGTCCCCATTTATCATTCACAACACCATAAACAGGCTCACCGTTAGGGCCTGATTCTTCATCAATCTTAAATACTTCTTGTGTCTGTATGCGATTAATACCCATCATCGGGCAGAGAGCTGCATAGTTTACCATCTGAGCACGGTTATTAATAGTAGTATATGGAGCATCCATCTTCTCAAGAATAACCTGATTATCAGTAATATACTGAAGGCCATCAGTTGTATTCTCTATACTGTCAATTCTAGGAGCTAATGTCATTATTTATATCCTTTTATTTTAAAATTCTGCGTCTAATGCCATAACCGCTGATGATAAGAATAAACTGTATGCTTGACCACCAACTATTCCTGATAATGTTTCATAATTCCACGCTACGTCTCCACAGCTTAGAAGTTCAATATTAGCTGCTGGTCTTCCAGAAACATTAACCCCTGTAGTGCCACTAGTGGGGTAAATGGCAAAAGAAGATGTCGCTGACTGGGAATATGTGGGGACTGAGCGGAATGGTACAATTGAACTATACCATACATTTACAACCGAAGTGCTGGCACCTCGTATATTAACCCTAGGACAATGCCCTATTATTGCATTATCCTCAATTCTTTGATAATATCTTTGACACAACGCTAATTCACCACCTATTGTACCACCTGCACGTTGAAATGGGGCAGCAATAGGCCCCTCATTGAGCATAACATCTGCAATATCTATGGTAAAGGTACCTAAACCATCAGTCCCAAATGTAATGGCAAAATTACTATCAGTCCCAATTGTTTTACCGGACAAATCCGGTATATCCCATGTGAAGCTAAACTGTTGCCATGATGTAGATGGTGTAAATGTTGGAATTGAGCTAAATACATTCGACGATCCACCGCTACCAAAATCCTGTTTAGTATATACTTTAAATTCTTCACTTCCAGACTGTTTTGCCCAAAATGATAGTGTAATTGTTTTACCAGCTAAAGTTCTAACGTCTTCAATTGGGATTTGCAATGCGGGAGAAGAGGCTGTAACAGCCACAGTTTGATCCCACCGAAGGTAATATTGCGAATTGCTTGATATATCTCCTGGTGTTAGTGTTTGGCGTGAGATAGAGCCTGTTCCACCACCACCAGCACTTGTGTAAAATCTCCATCTATCTGCTTGATATTGCCAACCCGAAGACGTTACAGAGCCAGAATCTGTTCCACGTTGCCAAAAATCAAAACCACCATTTATAATATAGTTTTGAGTACCAACCGTGGGTGCACTAGCTAAATCATCATATATCGCCCTACCCTGGATATCATTTTTAGGTTTGCCATGTTGACCGTATATCGAGTATATAAAATCAACTTCAGCAGCACCTGGTTTAGTTCCAAAAGCTCCAATTAGCTTCCATACTGAGAATCCAGTAGGTCCAGTGGTATCAGGGTTTAAACTAGCAACAATTGCCATACTTCCGCTACTCACAACCGCATATACGAAATAAGTCGAGTCAGAAGCAAGTGATCCTGTATCTAAACCATTTGCTCCAGTTGTAGAAAGATCGCAGGTTAGGGTTGAGCTATTACGATATTGCTGACCGCCAATAGTTACAATAGAGGATGGAAACGATATGCTTGTAGTTGAAGCAATTGAGAGTTCTTCTATCTTATCGGGTACTAGTACTTGTGGCATATTTAATTCCTATTTAAAGGTTATTTAAAATTATATTCAATCTATAATCGCTATGATGTGTATCATTACCATCCTGATATTTGTATTCTGAAATTTATATTGATTATATCTCCAGAAACAGCTTCGAACGGATTAGAAGTGGTATCCATATCCACACCTGCGTTAGTTGTATAGGTTCCTCCAGAGCCAAGACTCGATATATAAATCCTACTATTTGATGTTACAAGGTAAGCTGTTCCTGCATAGACAGTTCCTGTTACATCATAGAAAGTAACATCTCCAACCTTCGTATAATCCCCATAATCAGAAACATCTATAGTTTGACCAGCTGGTGTTTCTATATACATGCTACCGCCTGTTTCATTTCCATCGCATGTATAAGTGATTCTCCCCAACAAATCTGGTCCATCTCTTCTATATTTTGCTGAAGTGAATGTTCCAGTAAATCCAGTTGAGTTTGGAGTGAAGTCAGACCATGCACTCTGATAAACAAGCCCCGGCCGATCCTCTGTAGCTTGGCTGAACGTGAGCGCGGCGTTTGCCACTTCTTGTGGGGATGGGATTTTTACGATAGAAACATAATTTTGCTGACCAGTAGCTGATAAAGTTTTGTTAACTCCGCTCGATTGTCTGGCCTCTATTTGTATGTAGCTATCTTTGTCTACATAAACTGTAACTGACCCATTAACTGTAGGATAATCACTTGCTGCAGGTGGTATAAACCTAGATAAAGCATATTTTTCTGTACCATCGATTACGGCATAGTGTCTGAAGTATTCGGCATTACCGTCAAAATCGCCTGCCGTTTCGTTCAATTGCAAACTTGAGCTTATCGTATAATACCCTGATACTGGCGCAGTAAATTTCCAGGATGCACCAGTTGTAACTGCGTTATGTGTGTCTTTAACGACGTCTTCGAAATCAACAACAGCATCGGAGTTAGCTATAGTGTTTCCTGCGTCGGTTGTGTAGACAGCAGCCACCTCATCAACATTCACCTTCCCAGCAAGGTAAACATCCGGCGCGGTCTTGGTGGCCCATGTTGGTTTGGATTCAAGTAATACGTCGCCTGATATATTCCATCTTGACCGTGTTGTTGCCGAATCTAAGTAAATATTACCTGTATTCGGTAAGCACATACCGTATGATCTGTTAGCGTCTGTAGGAGATGTCCCGTTTACAGCGAGAGCTTGGTAGAAAAATGTATCTTCATTCGCAAAAGTTGTATTAGCTAAGTTAATGTTCCATGGAGTCCCACCACCCGGACTGCCAGATAAATCCATATATATATTGAATTTTAATCTCCATTTACTATCTGCTGTTTCATACGGTATTAAATTAGCTTTTACCGCATCTATAGTAAATGCTGTATCTTCCGTTATTGTAACCTCACTCTCGTCATAGCTCGGCCATCTCGGATCTGGGATTGCAATTACATCTTGAGGTCCAACAACAATATTATCTATTTTTAAATCCCATAACTCATCATTTATACTAGATGTATGGAGTATTAATCTGTAGTTTGAACTATCAGTTGCAAGGAAAGAACCAGAAAATTTACCACTTCCGCCTAGTTTATTAGGTGCTAAAGCTATTAACTCAGTATTATCAACATCATATATCCAGGGCATAACATCGCCATTAACTGCACTATCATCTCGTGTATATATTTTATAATCCAATTGCTGACTAGATTGAAGTTCATATGAATCACCAATATATCTTAGATAAATTGATGTTTCATTGGTGGTTGATGCATTATTAGATTGTATTTCTACAGTATTATTCGTAGTGGTTATATCAATTTCAATACCCCACCAATATTTATCGCCATTTGTTGTATCAATAGGGGTTGTAAGAGGAAACACAAATTCTTCTCGTAATGTGCCTACTCCAGAAAGACTAATCCAACTAGAGGCAACTGTTGGTGCCCCAGATGGAACATCTGCCTGAATATATATAAGCCGCGCATTACCAACTGTACCTGCTCCCTTAGCTAGCCAAAAACTAACAGCTTCTACAGTACTACCATCTGCTACCCAATCATCTAAGTAGCTATTAATAATAATATCCCCAGAGGTATAGTCCCAAATAGATTTTTCATTAAGGCCACCAGAATAAAAATCAACAACTTCTTCTAAAGCATTATTCCTGGCATATCTAAAATTTTCAGAGCCTGAATAATCAAATGATACTGTTAACATTTGATTCTTATCAGCATCATCGATTGTAAAATCTATACCAACACCTTCACCTAATAAATTTGATGCCCCCTTAGAGAGGATACCGGAGTAAGTATTTCTAAGTGGAGATGAGTTAGAGGCTGCAAACGTCACACTAGGGCTTCCACCTGTACCGTCTTCAGGTGTCGATTGTTCTGCATCTTTGTATAGGGTCCAGTCGCCTACTGTTCCATTCTCAAAAGATGTATTGTCACCTTCTAAATAGTTAATACCACCAGCATTGCCACCGATAGCATCTATGTTAACAGTGCCATTGAATGTAACGTCATCATCAAAGGTTTTTGTACCTTTGATAACTTGCGGGTTATCACTATCTAGTTCACCGCCGTTATTGGCACCTGCTGTTTTTCTAATTAAGTCAACCATGTTCTATCCTTAAGGTAATACAAGTTTTGTACATGAAATACTTAACATTCCATTTGTGGCATTGTAGCTTCCACCACCAGTATTTTCTTCCCATGCTTCAATAGTATATGTTGTGCCTGTTACTGGTGGTGCAATACATGTAACAGTTCTCAAAATTTTATCATCAAAACCAGTTACCACTCCAATATTTTGAACTTCATTGTTAATGGTATCTGTGGACGTTGTATCATATATATGAATTCTAGGTCTAGTGGTTAATGCTGTACCATTATTATTATCATATCTATACATAAAAGTTACAGTAATAATAGCAGCATGGTCTGAAAATCCATTAACTGTGCGCGTGTATACATTTCCATATCCCTCCACATTGGCTTGAAGTCCTGTGCTGGTATCTGTCGAAGTAGATACATCTTGTATATTTGCCTTTAACAAACCAGGATTTGAGGCATCGGCTGCAAATGTATCATCTAACTGTATTAAGCCAGTTTCAGAATCAGTAGCATCTGGTATTGTTGCTTGTGCTTGTGTTGCTTTCTTATCTTCGTAAGTAGCCATTATATCCTCACTACCCAACCACGGGTTGAATCGACATAAATGAATTCTGCCCAAGCGTCATCGGTACTTATAGTAAAATTTGCCGCTGAACCATCTATGTTATTGCCATTTCTATCTATTGTTAAACTTGTTGTTCCAAAGTTACTATGACTATCCATAACTATTATACGATCACCTATACTTGGTGACGCTGGAAGAGTTACTGTAACTGCTGCCGTTGTTGTATCCACTAAAAGCAATTCTACAGGAGATATGGCTGAATATGGACTATCAGAGTTGCTTATCTGCTTATATCTTTGAAGTGAGTTAACTTTACTCCCAAAAGCTTTTAAATCTACATTGCTAGGTGCAGCTTGAAAATCATCTTCAGGGACACCAGCAACGCTTGCAAGTGTTGGAATCATAGCATCTACTTGACCAGCAAGTGACTCAAGAGCTTGATCTCTAGAGTTATCAGGGGCATTGACCAAAAGGCCATTGCTGACTACCATCACTGTTTGATTAGAAGCATTGGAATTATTGAATTTGATTATGCTTCCAGTCCCATCACCGGAATCTATCTCTTGGTAGTTACCATCGGCTCCAGGGGCTGCAGCTGCATTGCCTGAATTTCTGGTTTGGAGAACACCCTCTAGATATACAAGAACAGCACCAATTTGCTGAGTAGAGTATTTATTAACTTCAAATGCTTGACCAACATTGTATTCTGTCTCAGTAGCAAGCAAAGTTCCTGTAGAAATAAGAGGAGCTGCATCAACAACCTGAACACTAGAGGCAGGTTGATGAGTAATAGTACATATAAATATCTCATCTGCATCTGCTGTAAAACCGTTAAAATTTATCTGAGTAGAGGTTGCGACATCGTACGATATATAGTCTTGTAATTGCCCCTTAGAACTAGATACAATCTCAAGATTTTTTCTAGCAAACTTAAGATGTGCAGCCTGAAGTACCGAAGTACTTGGTTGAGAGAATCCTCTAGATGTCATCTCTGAAGGAGCATTTAGAGCAAGTAAATTAATACCGGTCTCACCTGCAGTTGCCTTATGGGCAAACACAATTCTTCTATACGTAGTGGGCAGGTTTCGCTGTTGGGCTACATCTGCCTTTCGTATCGAGAGTGTTCCTGTTCCTGTTACTGACATATTTAATTCCTATTTAAAGGTTGTTTTAATTATTTTACCAAATAAGTAAAACTTACTGTTATATTCATTGAAAGGGTAGTTGGTGCGTTATATCTAAACTGAATCTCATCATTGCTTGTATCAGCAAAAACGCCAACACCGGGAGTTCCTGTTGATCGCATAGCAGCGCCGCCACCTGATACATCATATTGACTTGTAAAATTTGATGATATTGGCAAATCAATCCTTCCTTGCGTGTCTCCTGTTGAGGTAGCTGATACATCAATAGTAAACGAACCGAAAACTATGTCTCCAATTCTTTGATACATTGATAAACGTGCCGTAGAAGATGAAATATTAGTTATTCCTGTAATTGATGGAGTCCATGTTCCTTGCTCATATGAAGGAACCAACCCAGGCCTATCCTCGGTTGCCAGATTGAAGCCGACGATCATGTTTGCTACGTCTTGGGGGGAGGGGAGTTTGGAGATTGAGAGATAGTTATATACTGAAGTCGTTACACCCGTAGTCGCGGTCCCTGATTTTCTTGTATAAATACCAAGGGTATCGTCTTTGTTGAGGTACATTTGCGCAGTTATGAGGTTTGGAATTGACTTAGCTGTCATGGCAGCTTGTGCGCGGAAAAATTTCTGCTGCTTCTCCACTCCGTTTATATGTACTGACAGTACGAAAAGTTCATATTGAACCCAATTAACGTTAGCAGTCGTTAATAAAGCGGTAACGTTATAAACGCCGTTTTCAGGAGCGGTGAAAAGTCCCGTTGATGTGTCGTATAATTCAAGAGGGTCACGCACAACATCAGTGTATTTATATACCCCTAGGCTTTTAAATGTTAGTTTGTCACATCGATCAGGAAAGAGCGTTTCATCATCAAGTCCTTTCATCTGCTCCAAATACCCTGCGGCAATCTCATCAACTGTGGGATACTCGTCCACAGTCTCATGATCAGAATGCTTGGCACATGAAGTCAGAAGAATTAGGATTGTAACTACAAATGTAATTAGGATTAGGTGTTTCATTATCTCAACCTATACGTAGCTGTCCACGTTAACTGCCTTGTTCCAGAACCGGCAACGGCACTACACCTAAACTGTAGGGTTTTTGCGCCTGTGGAAGCATTTATTTGAAATGCAGTGCCGCCTTCTCTGTCTGCTCCTATTCCTGCTGCCTCTCCCTCTTCAGAAAAGTTAGCATCTGGCTCAACTGGTAAGCTTACGGTAAACGCGGCTGCTCCTGCTGCTGTGTATACTGGCCTTAGTCTTCCACTTACGGTTACAACATTACCAACCTTCATGTATTGCGCATTATCTTCAGTTGAAAAACTGCTTATATTTGTAACTCCAGTATAAGAAGGAGTCCAAGTCCCACTAGATATTTCCTGAGTTGTATCAGAAGTAGATGGTTGAACAAGCCCCGGCCTATCCTCGGTCGCAAGATTGTGACCGACGATCATGTTTGCTACGTCTTGTGGTGAGGGGAGTTTGGTGATTGATAATACAGATGAGTTTGTTGGATAAAAATCTACTGAGTTTGATGTTGTAATGGCCGCTACCTTTATTACATCACCAGCAACACATTCAGCTATAACAGTATTAGACCTTTGGATTATCTTGCTTCCGGTTAATGGTGTTTCGTCATAGCCAGCGATTAACAGCGTTGCATTTTTCATTATTTTGATCAGGGCAATGGAAGGAGGTGTAGCAGATGTTTCCAATGCAGCACTGGCAGATATTAAGTATTGACCATCAGAAGGGATAGTATATTCACCAGTAGTTGTATTAAAAGCGTCTTCGGTATCCAGAACTATATTGTTATATATAAGAGTAGTTTCGGATGAAATCCCTGTTTGCTGAGTACTTGTTCTGGTTGCTACTAGGCCAACCTGATCCGTATTAACCGCACCCGACAAATACAAATCAGGAGCTGACTTGGTTGCCCAGGTCGGTTTGGAGGCTAGGGCGACATCGAAGGAGTAGATTGTTGCTATTTTGGCCGTATCATGTACTATATTTATTCTGTCCTCATTTGGTCTAGCAGCTCCGTATGAGCCCCCGTAATATACCGTTACTGCTTGAGCAATTGTATTCCTAAAAACGGTTCCTGCGAATTTTATATCTAAAGCAGTATCACTTCCATGATTTATTCTACCATTACCAACCATTCTCCAGTTACCACTTGAATCTTGATAAGGTATAAATTCGTGTTCACCTATCACTACCGTTGCAGCAGCTCCGTTAGTAGTTACCTCAACCTCTGACTCATCATAACTCGGCCATCGGGGATCGGGTATCTGTACTCTGCTGCCGGGGCCGACAATCACATTGCTGATTATAAGTCCAGCAGATGAATCCACAGTGGACTTAATTCGTAGTTCGTAGTTAGTAGAAGTAGAATTGCTCACCCAAGTAGTTTGAAACTTACCAGTATAATTTGGAACTACCGTTATTGCTGGAATAATTTCTGCCGAATTATCTAAGTCATAAATAACTACCTCAAAATCGCCTGCAGTATATCCAGAAATAGGCTTTTGATACCAGCTAAGTTTCAAAACACTACTGACATCTGAATCATCTAAGTCAAAATCATATGCAACGTATTCCCCGGCTGCTGCAGAAGTTCCAACAATTTTAAATCCAGTTCCAGATGTGTTTTCCCTAGGGAGCTCACTTGCTGTATCTGTTCTGGAGATGTCAACTTTTCCGTTAGTAGATTCTAACCATCCTGCAGTATTGGTTGCTCCAGATGTGTTTGTTATATAGTTTATCTCTCCAGAGCCACTTCCACCTGCTCCACCTGCTGTACCGTTCATAACTATTACTCTAACATCTGTGCTAGATGTAATATTTGGATGTGTAACTAGTGTATTACTTCCATTTCGCTTTATATTGGTATTTGTGGTCACAATATAAGCTCCAGGATCATCTACGGATATCCAATCGCCCAAACCTGTGCTGTCATACCATACTTCTATTACATCAGGTTTTTGCAATAATGAATGAGCTTGACCAGAACTTGCTAGTGCAGTATCTACATTAGCAGCTGTATCTTCAATGGTGAAAGGGGGTGTGAGTCCTCCGCCACCTGCATCAATAGTATTTACTATAGTTCGTGCCATTGTATCCTCTTATACGCTGTAAACAACAATATTGTCGCTATCGTCAATTGTGATTTCTCTCAGTGTACCATCTGGGCGACGTAAGTAAATACCACGCCCAGGAGAACTTCTATCTATACTTGCATCAGTACTTCCTAAATTATTGGCTGCCAGTAACAGGGCATTAATATCTGAATTATCTACGCACCCACCTTGTGTCTGCATAGCAATCAGTGTTAGGTCAGCTGGTAAACCGCTTTGAAAACTATTTGCTGGGAATACAATCTTTCCGCCATCTAAGTAAAACGCACCGTGCTTAAATACTTGTCCAGTTTCAACAAGATAAACTTCTAAGAGATCAGGGTCAGGAGTGAAATTAGTTATTAAGAACTCATTCTCGTTGTCGGCCATCTTGAAAGCAAATACTTGTCTATGTTTTGTGTTACTGGTTGGTGTTCCAGATTGCATGTCGTAGAATACGCCGTAACCAGCAAGCATCTTATCATTGGCACCAGAAGTGATTTTAACTCGAAGATCAAGTGTACTACCTTTTACCGCATGTAAAAATGCCTCACCACCAGCAACTGCTGCCCATATACTTCCATTACACTGACTTGCTCCAGTGCTAGATGTATATGAATCAAACTCAATAGATGTAGTTCCTGTAACAAATGCGCTCTTGTATGAAGCATCTGTTCTTATTACCAAATGATATGTTCCAGCAGGAAGAGCTGTTTCTGGAAGAGATACCGTTAGTGTTCCTGTTGATAATGAAGAAATATCAATAGCACTAGATTCACAGTAAATTGAACCTGAATCAGTGGATGGTACTGCAGAATCATCTTCTACCAAAGATACCCACATATATCCTGTTGGCGAGCCATTTACGGTAACATCAAAATCAACTTCTTTAATTGATTCAACATTAGATACTGTAAATGATTGTGCGATTTTCTGATTAGAGCCTGCTGCAGTTAGTTCAACAGAGCTATCAGCCGTATTGGCTTCTTCATGTAGAGTTTGCTTAACAAGCTCATCCCTAAAGCGAATACTTCCAGTGTATGTATCTGTAGAAGAACCAACCCGCTCCATTGACACTGCTTGATATTCATTACCACCATCGCGCGAAATCATATAAGTCGCACGACCTTGTGTAAAGTTACCAACTGTAACTTCTGCACCAGTTGTATATGAAGCATCTGTACTGCTACCATTATATTTACTAGCCACTGTTACTACATTGCTAGCAATAGATATATCATAATTAGATGCATCACCCATACCAGTCAAAGCAGTTCGTATTGCTCCTGCAACCGCATCGTTACTAGCTAAGCCATTGACTGCAACCTCAATATATTCATCCGTACCAGTAACAGAAGGGGCAGAATCACTACCAGATACATTAAACCATAGGCAATATTGCTTAGTGTCATCGATTGAGAAGAACTTGATATAATCAGCATTTGTAATACTGCCGTAAGTAACTACTGTAATATCAAACGATTCAGCGGCATCAGCCGTTGTGTCAACGCCATTAGCATCCCAAAAGACTGTTAATTGATAATCCTGAAGAATCCGAGGATCAGCTAGAAAGTCTTGATCGAGTGATTGTGTGGATATCATTGTTTGGCCAGCATCGATGTCAAAAGTTGATGTTGCCGCTGAATAACCACCAGTAGATGCTCCATCTACAAGTGCATCTTCACTAGAACTAAAGATATTTGGTGTTACATATTCATACCAAGAATTAATAAGCTGATTCTTTAGTGTTTCAGTTAAACTATTTGCATCACCGGTTCCAGTTCCACCACCAGCACCAGTTCCAAAGCGAATTATCTTTGTTACTTCTAAATCTGAGCCATCATGGTATACCTGTACAAGACCAATTTTCTTTGAGCCAATAATTACAGGATATGGTGTTGATGCTTCTACACTATTTTTCACACCAGGTGTTACTTGGACAGTTACGCTCATCTTATTTAAAGCGCTAAGTGTATCTGGTAACAATCCTAATGCATACCAAACATAATCACCGCTGACTAAAGAAACTCCATCGCTATCTACACCTGGAGTAAAAGCTGTTCCGCTTGCTCCACCAGATATTGTTCCTGCATTAAAATCCACAACGATGTCGGATGCTATATCTAATAAAAAGCCATTCAACTCTTGACTTAAAAATTCTCCATCTAGCATCGAAATATCAGGCGCAGTAATAATTACCTGATCATCTGCTGCCCCATCATCAATTTTCAATTGTCCATGGTATCGATTAATTTCCGCTAAGGCACCGTCAAGCTCTAAGTACTCATTGTCCTTAAGAAGGAATGATTCACCGACAATAATTTCATCGCCAATACGTCGAGCAAATATATAGGTATCTTCATCTGGGGTAAGTGAGGCAATTGCTGTATCAGTTACAGAAAGGTTATTGGTTCCAGTTGTTCGCTCGAGTGTTACATGTAAAACATCACCATCGGCAATTGTTGCGTTATTACCAGCTTGAATTGTATTGCTTGCATCTGCAATTCCAGGAATCTGTACATATGCATCGGATGACCAACTTAGGGTAGTATTAGCCAAATCCCAATGCCAAGTTCCACCACCAACTAATTTAGCATTTCTATCCTGATCTGAATATAGACGAGGCTTCAATCGCTCGCCATAAGTGTGGGTTCCCCCAGCAGGTATCTTTATACCTTCCCATGTGTAAATATCAGTTGTAGTAAGGCGATAGAAGATAATAAATTTATTTTCTTCTAATAGAAATGATTTATTAAATGATTCTTTAGTGAGTGATATGCCACTACTACCGTTACGATCTATGGTACAAACTGCACATTCATTTGTTCCCAATTCATCAACAGTAAGTGTTAATATTTGAGATGCACTGCCAGGTTTCAAGACACGAAGTGTAGCAGAAGCTGCGATATCGCGATCGGTCGTGCCATCATTATTGGATATAGTAGTTACACCCTGAAATATAATGCCACGATCCTGGATACGATCTGCCATCATAGCAGTTAATTTTGCAGCCCTAGTGGTCAAATTATCGGATGGAGAGCTGTTGTAATTCGACATTCCATCTTTGGTATTATAGCTAGTGGTGGTTGCAGAAGTATAGTAATCCACATTACCTGATACCATACCACTATCAAAACCAACATAGTCCATAAAGGCATCGCTTGTGCCTTCGCCGATATCAACAGTTTCACCTTGAACAATTTTCGTAACACCAAACTCATCACGTACATTCATTCTTGGGAGAGTTACGGTACCTATATTATCAGTTGGTTGTGCAGCTGAGATAGGAATTTGAATCTTTTTGGTATAATCAGCAACACTGCTAGGCGGAATAGTTATGGTATATGAACCATCATAGTATGATGTATCACTGATTATAATAGTTTGATTGTTTTCAAAATTATGGGTTTCAGATTCAAGTGTAATACCAGAAGCACTAGATACACGCTCTTCCAATGTAACCATAGCATAGTATGCATCAACACCTGTTTCATCGCCTGTGGCTGTAGTTTCAATGTAAAATATATCAGCATCTTCAACTTCAACTTCATATTCTCCAGCATATGCAGATCCAGCTTCAATAGTAACACGATAACCATCTTCCAGGCCATGGGTAACTAGTGTACAACGAGCTCGTTGACCATCGGCTTCTGTAATTGCAATATTAGATAATGTTGTAGATACAATACTGGCAGCAGAATGAATTGAGTCACTTCTAGCTGCAAGCCAAAAGAAATTACCTGTTAAACTTTGTAGTGCAGAATCACCACGAGAAGCTATTTGCAAATCTGTGCTATTATAAACACCTTGAGTATATTCAGAAGATTCAGGTACTGCGGAATCAATACCTTGATAATTTCCACTTAGGGTAATTGATATTGCAACAGCAGGAGATGCAGGAGAACCTGTACCGCCTGCCTGATCCCAAAACCCCTCAACACGTAGCCATTTATCAGGGGTATCAGTCTTCTTTTTAATCCAATCACCTTTTTGTAGATTGATAAATGTTCCTGGGGCACCATTGACATAACTTGCACCATTGGTCCAATCAACACCATCGCCAGCGGCATTAATTTCAGCTTCGTCAATCAAATCCGCATACAATACTTCATCATTATCTAGATTTTTAGTACAAGCACGGAATATAATAACTCTAGGATCCAATAGATTAACTTTTTGGATATCTTCTGTGAATTCAATTTCTGAAGGACTAGAATCTGAGTGATGCCAAGCACCTTTGGATTTTAGAAAATCAGTAGAACTACCGGCACCACCACCACTTGAACCACCAGTGCTTTCTTCGTACCAATATGTAGTACCTCCCAGCTCTTTAATCCGTGTCATTACTACATCCATCCACTCTTTCATGGTACGGATGTTTTTATCACCACCCTGGAAGCAGTTAGCGCTAGTAGTCGTGCCCATTGTTGTAGCGGGTTCAGTACGCTGGAATGAACTTGATGGCAAACTTCGAAAACTATAGTCTTGAAATGGATTAGGTGCTACACCACCAGTTCCAAGCCTGAACATCATATTGCGACAGTCTTGTATGCTAGTAATAACAGAAGCATCCATTGTAACTTTACATATAGGTATAGTTCCCTCGGGGAAAGTAGCTACTGAAACACCTACTTCAACAGAAAGAACAGATTCAGTATTGACATCTTGACTAAATTCACTACCAGTACCACCATCCTGATCTGGATCCCAGAAAGCCCTAGAGTCTTGTGCAGTTTCAAAAGTATTAAAGGTTAGATAAATAAAGTTTGTTGCTTCTTTGCGTAATTCAGGAACTAAAGGAGCCGCATATTCGTTGCCTTCTTCTAGTCCATAGAAAAAAGGCCCAGCAGAGGCAGTAGGATGATAAATTACTGAATCATGGATATTGATTGCAACGGATGTTGTCCCGATAGAGTCACCAGGATTGTTAACTTCACAACCAGCAAGTACATATGGTGTTGTACTACCAACAAAACTTTGCAATAAATATTTAAAGTCGGCAGCGGTAAAGCTATCCACAGATAGTAAATCAGCCAGATCAAGCCGTTCTGAACTACCGATTAAAACTCTTCCTAAAACAGCCAAAATATTCTCCTAAATCTTCAATGTTATCAACTTATATTATACCATAGGCCTCATCAGGCTGGCTTTTATAAATCATCTCTCACAGGCCACAAATCTTCATTATCGCTCTCATAAACATCCAGAGTCGCATACAATTGCTCAGGAAATCTAACCAAGAACTCTAAGAATATACCTACAGATTTTACTTCTTGTATTAAATCCTGTAATACTGTTCGAGCAACTGCTGGATTAGTGATATATGGTGGATATTCCAGCCCAGCACCACTCATAATAATGGGTCCACGATTGCGAATTACGGTCACCGAAGACCCAACTTCATGATCATATTGGAATATATATGCTGGGTCTAGCTGTAGTGATCCATCTGTTGGTTTATATAGATACCGAACAGGCCCTTCTTCGAATGATGTACCAAAGTCAAAAATTACATATCCATCACCATCTGGTATATTATTATCATCATTTATTTCCAAAGTACGAACAATTTGACCTGCATTAATTTCAAACTCGATTTGACCTGTGAGTGAAGATAATACGTAATCAGCGCTTAAATCCCAAATATATGGGCCAATAATCCCAGTATCCATTCGGCTTGTAGAAAGATGAACTAATGAGCCTGAGTTTGCTAAACCAATTCGCTCAACTCGTGCAGTGCCAGTACTAGGGGTTGCTGATCCATTATCTCCAATTGATAAAAAAGTAAATGTCACATCAGAAGGGGTTGATAGTATTTTCCACGTACCATTGACTGGCACAGCTAATCCAGCCCCAACATCTTGTATTTTTACTTCTTCACCAACCTCAAAACCATGAGCAGTATCGGTAGTAATTGTTGCAGTATTAGAGCCTGTACGTACTGCCGAGGCAATATCTACTTGATATACCTGCGCTAATTCTGGTAAATTAGGCGTAATGCCAGTAAGTTGATTACCAGTTAAGCCTGTATATGTATACATTTTTTGTTTATCAAAACGAGTCCCCATTGACGTTGTGACTTCTTCTTCGGCAATAGGTGTTGATATACGGCTTACGATAGCCTGCTCTTCCTGTAATAAGAATTTACCACTTGTTGGCCAATCAGTTGCATTTTCTACAGTTAATGAAGTATCAGAATCTCGATTAGTCATAGTAGAAATTGCTGCATTAATATGCGCTGATCCCTTAAGGTCACGTTTAACAACAGGCGGAGATGCAGGCATTTCAATAATAATTTCACCTGGAGATACTTCCCATGAGACTGCTCTATTGTTTTTAGTAAAAATTACTGTTTTTTGTGGTGTTAGAAAATCTACAAAAGTATCTAAACCTGTGTGATCGTGGGTAACTCCGCCTGTGCCAAATACATCAATATAGGAAAATGATCCTGCTCCAGCATCAATTGCAGTAATTACAAAAGACCCTACATTGTCAGTAGTATTGATTAAAGCAATATCACCTACTTGTACATTAGACAAACCAGCATTATCACCACCAGTTTGTGTAAAGGTCATGATGTTACCTACTTTGGCAATTGACCATTGAGTATTTGCTGCTGAGCCTGCATTGTCATTGTAGCCACTAAATTGAAAAGCCTTATTACCCAATCCACCGGCTATTTCAAGTGATCCCTTGGATCCTACTGTATTGGTAAAAATTCTTACATATTCTTTTTTCTGAATTCTATCATCAAATACAATTGCAAAAGTATACTCTGCCTGCCTATTGTATACACCAACAACTTCAGTAGCTGTAGCTGCACTAATATCAGTAAAATCATCAGCATTGAATGTAATACGCTCAGTATAATTAGCATCTACTGTAATATCTAGTGTCCAGCCATCTTCAAGTTCAAAATCTGAAGATAAATTAGATTGGATAAATGCTGTTGTAGACTCTTTGAAAAAGAAAATATCTAGTAATTTATCAATTACGAGCTTTACTTGCTTAGGTTGATATGCCAATACAGGAATATAGTCTCGAAAAGAAGCATCATCCATACCCACTAGTCGAGGGCGTGAAACCTTATAGTTAGCACCTAATCGGTCTAAATATGGGCGTGATGCGGTTTTTACAAAAAATTGTTTTCTTACTTCTTGAATTAATTCTGATAAATTCTCATCAGATTCCCCTAGAGCTTCAATCAATGCGCTCCAATTAGGGTTGGTGCGTGTCTTAAAGACCTTAGGCATTAAGTCATGAATACGATCAACTTTTGTTTTATTGTCCATCAATATAATCCTTAAGCAATACTGATATTGCCAGGTTCAACATATGCTTTCTCGTTATCGGCAATTGCTATACGTTCATTACTTGGGTTAGGAATACTCATGGTGGCAGCTTCGACTCCAACTATCTCCATACAACGTACTATAATTTCAGCTAATATAACATCTTCACCAACACCTAGATTATTAACATAATCAATAATTGTAGATTTAATATTGGCACTAATCTCATTGAGGTTAATACCTTCATTGGTGGTAATATCGATTGATAATACAATACTATTAATTAGAGGTGGCAATGTTTCTACTACACCACCAATAGCACGACGACCTGGGAAGGTAGCAGGATCAGGTTCATAACCATCTACGATCCTCTGTACAGTCCGCAGTAATCCTGTATAGTATTTATATCCATCAATTCCGCTCACTACACCCACTTCATAACCCAATTTACCAATAGTAGAGAGTTTTGTACCATTGGTTCTTGAGTATTTGTATGATCGATTACTAGGCGATAGGAATACAGTTCGACGTGAACTATTTGTTTCATCAAGTACAACGTTTTCAATCTGCCTGATAGATTTAAACCTATTGTTTCTACCCTCATGAATAATCACACCCGAGTCGCTAACTGACAACAGCCTATCTGTTTCTGCAATACCAGCATTGTTATCAACACTAATATATGGTTTATGGTCATCAGAGGTTCCAAAAGCGTTAATTTCACGAGTACCCACATTGGTAAAATCAAACCAATCATCGTGTGAAATATTATCAATAAATAATTCATCACCAACCTGCACACAATCACCTTCATAAATGGTAATATCATCCATATTGCGAAGCCATACACCTGTATCGACATCAGTGACAGCATCAAAAAACACACCTTGTGCTTCAGCACTAGTTCCTCGATATGCATCAGCTAGTTGAACAACAGTAGCTGCATCTCCACTTACAGTAGCCCCTAGGTCATTTTGCAAATCAGTTATTTGCACATAAAGACTTTCTTCATCTTCATATTTTTTAACCCAATTACCAATTGCGAGATTTTGAAAGTCACCAACACTACCAGTTATTTCATCACTAGAATTAGTCCAAGTAACATTACTACTACTATTGTTAAAATAATCTAATGTATTAGTCTCGGCAATTGCATTAGGATTTTCAATAATGATATAATCTTGATCTACACCAAGAACCCTAAAGGTACCTCGGTTGGCATTTAGGAATGTTGATCCAGATATTACTACCAAATCATCAACAGCAACACCTAAATCAAGAAAATATGGAGCTTGACCGCTAACATATGAAATACGAACTAAATTATTATATGCCATGGGCTCAATTTTATAGCGAGTATTTTCACATGCAACACTATTAGTTTCAGTTTTAATGATTGATCCACCATCATAGGTATCAGGTGCTCCAGCTCCAGCATCAGTATAGTGAAATCGTACTGAGTTTGAGACTGAAGTAACTACATAACCCGTACCATCATTATCTACATAATTATCTGCAATCGTGAATTTATCACCAGTTTTTAAATAATGAGGTGTAGTGGTGGTTACAATGATGTCAGGTGAAGTATTGGTATCTATATTACTGATTTCAGTTTTTGATACATGACGTAAATTCCAACGTATAATCGGTGATGGTGAAGTGGCAATATTACCATCACCAACGGCTTTATCAGTCATTGCTTCGCCAAAAGGATTTACTACATCTACATAGTTGTTTGTTGTATTTACAGCAACAATTGGCCAACCACTAACTCGACCATCTCCAATATCAAAGCTAATATTACCAGCATTCCAATCAGATTGATCAAAATCAGCACTATTATAGTTGTAGACCTTAAGTAGATCACCAATATTAGCATTATTAAAAGAGAATCCTGCAACTGGTGCAGCTGCAAATACATTATTAAACGCTGTATTGGCAACTAATGCATCAGAGATTTTATTAACAATTTCATTTTCAAAATCATTACTGGTTATGCCTACACGGATTTTTACATCTGCAGAAGTAAAATCAATATGAGTAGGTAATGTTCCATCACCGTCTACATCAAACCAAACTGCAAATACAGTTCCAGATTGTGATGTCATATAGTAAAAATCTGCCTGAGCAGGTGTACCGCCTGACATAATAAGGTGAAAGTTTTGTGCAGTTGATGCATCGCCGCGAGTAATATCATTAATTTCAATTTTACTCGTAGGACTAACTACTCCAGGTGCTGTTACGGTACCAACGGACCTATCTGTTATATTTACATATTCACCAATTTGACTATGCCGCCAACGCCATACTGTTGTAGCATTACGACCATGAGCTGCACCCTCGGTAGTGATAGTGAAAGCAAAGTTTGTGGATGCGCTACCATCACTTGCATCATTTGCATCACCAACCGTTAAATTAGTCAATATAATATTATTAGTAGCACCACTAATGGTAAAATAATTAGCTACATATTCGTTATTGGTTAATGCTAACCTAGTGGCGCTAGCAACAGTATCAGCTGTATCACCTAAGGATACTGCGACTTCGATACCATAATCATATCCATCAGGAGCAGGATCAACTGCTGAACCAGCATCCGAGTTGTACCATACATAGAATGAAGCCTCATTATCAGTGGAATAGAAAGTCCAAAAATTACCATCTAACAGACTATCTTGCCCCTCAACCAATGCACTAAAAGTAAAGCCAGGTGATGCATCGCCATTATATCCTAATACCCTTGCACCATATTCAGTATTTTCTACTACAATAGTACCAGCGGTATCATCACTA